TTGTTTCAATATTATGACGAAGCTGAAAGAGCAAATAGAGTTATAGCAAGACAAGGTAATGCGGGGTTGTTAGCCGAAGGATCCAAAGGGCAAGCAGTTATAAATCCATTAATTACTTTAACTTTAAAATTAGAAACTGTTATTTTAAAACTTGAACAAGAACTTGGATTAACGCCGTTATCAAGACAACGGTTAGGAATTGCTTTTACAGAATCACAAATGGGTTTTCAGCAATTACAACAATTATTACAAGAAGATTCAAAACAAATAAATGATCCAAGACTTTTGCAACTTGAAGAAGAATGATTAGCTTACCAGAAACTAAAGGCGATCGAGTTGTTAAATTTATTGAAGGTTTTTGCGTGCATGGTGAGGGCGACTTTTATGGAATGCCATTTAAATTAGATGATTGGCAAAAAAAAATAATATACGAAATGTATGAACTTAATGAGCAAGGTCATAGAAAATACAGAGAAGCTTTAATTGGCTTGCCTAAAGGAAACGGAAAATCTCAACTTATTGCTGGTTTAGGATTATATGAACTATTAGGATCTGGTGTTACTTCGCCTTTAGTTGCTGTTGCAGCGGCTTCTTATGAACAGGCAAATTTAGTTTTTGGAACTATGAAAACAATATGCACCGAAAGTCCGGTTTTGAGTGGTATGGTAGAAACTTTTCAAAATGAAATACAAGTTAAAAACGGATCTGGGAGAGCTTATAGAATAGCAGCCAAAGCTGGTACAGCAGACGGTGGAAGAAACAGTTGTAGCATATTTGATGAAGTTCATGAATTTAATAATATAAACTTAGAAAGAGTTCATTATGTTTTAAGTAATAATACAGCTAAAAGAAGAGATGGAATAGTTATAAATATATCAACAGCTGGCCACGATCTTGATAGTTTAATGGGCAGATTGTACACTAGAGGTTTAATGAAAGAAGCAGGCAAAGTTGAAGATGAAGAATTTTATTTTAAATGGTTTGGCGCTAAAGATACTGACAACCCAAAAGATGAAAAAATATGGAAAAAAGTAAATCCAGCTATTCAAAATGATTGGTGGCCTATTGAAAACTTAAGAAGAAGATTTAAATCTTTGCCGGTTAATGAATTTCAAAGATACCATTTAAATCAATGGACAAGAATTGAAGAGCAGTCCTGGATAAGTCCTGAACAATGGCAAGCTTGTGAAAATAAAGAAATGAAGCTTGATGAAGGGGCTGAAACATTTGTAGGGGTTGATATGGCTTTGCGTCATGATACTTGCGCTGTTGCTTATGGGCAAATAAATAAAAAAGGAGTTATAAAAGTTGCGGCAAAAATATGGCAGCCTCAAGGAGAAAACTATTTGGATGTTCAGGAAATAGAAGCGTTTATAATCGAACTAGCTACAAAATATAAAGTAATTGAAGTTGCTTATGATCCAGCGTTTATGGAAAGGACTGCGCAAGTGTTATTAGATAGAGGAATAAATATGGTTAACTTTCCTCAAACACATTCTCGAATGATTCCGGCTTGCGGAATTAGCTATGAAACTATTGCCAATAAAAAATTAATGCACAATGCAGATCCAGAATTCACAGATCAAGTTTTAAGTGCAGCACAAAAAACAACTGACAGCGGGTGGCGTTTGAGTAAAGGAAGATCTAAAAGAAAAATAGATAGCGCAATAGCTATGGTTTTAATGATTGATCGAATAACAGCGCCAACGCCTAAAGATGAAAATCCGGAAGTAGCTATTATAAATTTATGAAAGACATAATAACAACTATCATAGAAGTGGCTGGAGCTAGTCTTATAATTTATGGTGTATATACATTAAATGAAAGTCTTGCCTTTATTGTTGCAGGAGTATTTATAATTGTAGGAAGTTATTTATTTAGTACATGAGTTTATTTAACAGAAAAGAAAACAGGGACGCAGCCTTAGGCAACCTAGTTGATCTATTAGCTTTAAGAGAAGGTGGCTTAACTAATAACACCGGAGAAAAAGTTAATGAAATGTCAGCTTTAGGTATTTCAACAGTTTTTAGTGCTATTTCATTAATCGCAGATAGTATTGCGTTATTGCCTATTAAAACAATTAGATACGAAGGCGAAAAAACTATTTTTACAGATAAACCAAAATTTTTACAAAAACCAAATATTGGCTTAGATCTTACGATGTTTTCATTAGTACATCAAACAATAACTTCTTTAGCAATGCACGGAAATGCTTTTTTACTTGTTGATAAAGATAAGCAAGGGCGGCCAGTTCAGCTAACACCTATTCATCCTGAAAAAATAAAAGTTGAAATGGTAAATGGAATGAAATGTTATTATATACAAACAACTAAAAATAAAAAATACGATCGCAAAATAACTAGCGATAATATGCTTCATTTTACCTGGTATAGTTATCCAGGTCAATTAATTGGTGTTAGCCCTTTAAGAACAAATTCAAATACTTATGGTTTAGCTTTGGCTATGGAAAGACATATAGCTCAATTTTATGGTCAAGGAGGCACGCCTAGTTCTGTATTAGAAACAGATAGGGATTTAACTGCGGAGCAAGCTAAAACTTTAAAAGAAACTTGGATTGGAAATCATAATAAAAATCGAAAACCTGCTGTATTAACAGGGGGATTAAAATGGCGTGCAATTAGTTCGGCAGCAGGTGATGAGTTAATAAACGCAAGAGATCAAATAGTCCATGAAATAGCAAGAGTTTTTAGAATACCTGCTCATTTACTTCTTTCAAAAGATGGATCAAACGTTTATTCAAATCTTGAAAGTAATGGCCTTGCGTTTATAAGGCATACACTTTTGCCCTGGATTCGAAGAATTGAAGATGGATTTTCATCACTTTTACCAGGTAAACAATTTGTTAGGCTTGACACTGATGAATACGCAAGGGGAGATCAATTAAGCAGAGTTAGATCTTTTCAAGTAGCAGTTAGCTCAGGTATTATGACGCCTAATGAAGCAAGAGCCAAAATGGATTTAGAGCCTTATGAAGGCGGAGATAAATTTTATTTAGGTTTACAAGGAGCGTTAATAGATCCTACGCTGCCTCCTCAAGGGGTTGATGAACATGACCCAACAAATGAACTTAATACATAATGCCTTATTCAATAATTCATGATCATCCTGAATGCCCAAAAGAAAGCGGCGAAAGTGGAGAATATCAAGTAGGCGGCCACGCGGTTGTAAAAGATTCTGACAATAAATTAATGGGTTGTCATAAAACTCATAAATCAGCAATGGATCAAATAACAGCTTTAAATATTGCTGAAGCAGAAAATAAATCAAAAAATGAAAATTTAGAATTAAGGCAAGTAGATCGAAAGCCACCTGCTTTTATGCAAAAAAATGCGCAACGCGGATTAGATAATTTAAGAAAAGCAGGCCCAGGTCTTACTGAAAAAACTAAAAGAGAAGCAAGATCTATGGCTGCAGGTGAGCCAGTTTCAGTATCAAAAATAGTTCGTATAGCAGCATGGCATAAAAGGCATATAGTAGATCTTGATAGAGAAAAAAGCAACCCTCAAGATCCAGATACATGGCGCTATTCAGATGTTGCTTTTTTACTTTGGGGCTCAAACCCCTGGTCTGATCCTATGCAGGCTGCAGACTGGGCTGACAGAAAAATAGCGCAGCTTGTTAAAGAAGGAGAATTAGAGCCTAGAAATGATCCATCAACGCCTGCACCTAAAAAAGATCAAATCAAAGGAAGTAAAAAAAATCCAAAAGGATCAGCTAGCGGAAAAGCCGGAGGAATTAAATTTAGTGAAGGCACTGAAAAAGCAATTAAAAATAGAATAACAGAACATAATGAAGAAGTGAAAGGAATGGCTTCCTGGAGAAAATTAAAAGCTTCGTCAGCTAAAGCTGTTGTTAGAAGAGGCTTTGGAGCATTTTCTTCAAGTCACAGGCCTGGAGTAAGTAGGCAAGCATGGGGATTAGCTAGATTAAAAGCCTTTAGTTATTTATTAAAAAATGACAAACCAAAAAATCCAAAATATAAATCTGACAATGATTTACTTCCAAAAGAACATCCACGCTATACAGAAAAAAAAGAAAATAAAAATGCACAGCATGAAGATGTTTTTGATACTGCTATTGCAATGTCACAAACAATACAAAAGCTTAAAAGCTTTACTAATATAAAAAACATGGAAAGACAAACTGAAAATAGAAGTTTTACATTTGCAGCAGTTGAAGAAAGAAATACAGAAGATAGCAATACCTTATTATTTACTGGTTACGCTTCTGTTTTTGATAAGCCCTATGGAGTTAGAGATAGCAAAGGACAATATAACGAAACTATAAAACCTGGAGCTTTTAAAAAAACATTACAAGAACAAGATGACGTTAGATTTTTAGTTAATCATGATGGAATTCCTTTAGCTCGCACATCATCTAATACTTTAAAATTAGAAGAAGATGACTATGGATTATTTGTAAGGGCCGAGCTTGATCCATCTAACCCAACTGTAGCGGAAGTTTCAAGTGCTATGAAAAGAGGAGATTTAAATGAAATGTCTTTTGCTTTTGCAGCAATTAAAGATAATTTTGACAATTCAGGTGAAAACAGAGAAGTAAACGAAGCTAGATTGTTTGATGTTAGCGTTGTTACATACCCAGCAAATCCGTGGGCTGGAGCAAAGCTAAGAGGAGTTGATATAGATAACCTGCATAAAGAATTAGTTGAAGCTAGAACAGGTGAACAAGCAAAAGAAATTTTAGAAGGTTTTGTTAACAAAGTTGCTGAAAGCGATAATGTTGATAAAAAGCGAAGCAATCCCAAAGTTGAATTGTTAAAAATGAAACTTGAAAGAGATGGCATTCGATAAGACGTGTAGCCGAGTTTTTGGCCGTGTATCACACTTTTAAAACTCACTCTGCGCAGAAGTATAAGAATAGAAACATAAAGGAAAAACTACATTGAAAAAATTAATTGAAGCTAGAGATTCAAAAGTAGCTGAATTAGATGGACTCGTAGTTGAGCTTGATGAAATGGAAGCAAGTGAAGAATTTGACGCAAAATTTGCAAGATCAAATGAATTGCACGCTGAAGTAAAAGAGCTTAATGAAAAAATCGAGGAAGCTAGAGAAGCCGCAGAAACTCTTAAAGCAGTTAAAGAAAGTAGACAAGAGCTTAATGTTGAAGATGAAGACTTAGGCGAAAAAGAAGCTATTGTTGAAGTCCAAGAGCCAGATATGTATAGAAAAGGTGGAGATCACTCTTTCATTGCAGACGCTTGGAGATCAAGACAAGGCGACTTTAAAGCACAAGAAAGAATCGGACAACATCAAGACCATGAATCAAGAGACGTTGGAACAGGAGCCTTCACAGGTTTAGTTGTTCCGCAATACTTGGTTGATGAATTTGCACCAATAGCAAGAGCTGGATCACCATTATATAATGCTGTTCCTAAAAAACCTCTTCCTGATTTCGGCATGAAAGTAGAAGTTTCAAGAATTACAACTGGGTCAGCAGCTGCTGAACAAGCAAGCCAAAACTCAGCTGTTCAAGAAACTAATATGGACGATACATTATTAACAGTTAATGTTGATACTGTTGCTGGTCAGCAAGACGTTTCAAGACAAGCTCTTGAAAGAGGTGGACAACCTGGTTTTAGTCTTGAAAATATTATTTTTCAAGATTTAGTTTCCGCATACTATACAAAATTAGATAACTTGATGATTAATGGATCTGGATCTTCTGGACAACCATTAGGAATTTCTCAAGTTTCAGGAATAAATACTACAACATATACAGACGCAAGTCCAACTGTTGCAGAACTTTATCCTAAGCTTGCAGACGCAATTCAAGAAATCAATTCAAATAGATTTGCACCGGCAACAGCTATATTTATGCACCCTAGAAGGTGGGGATTTCTCACCGCTGGAGTGGACACAACTAACCGTCCACTAGTGCTACCGGCTGGCAACAATCCTGACAATGCTGCAGGTATTGGAGACGCTGCTGCTTATGGTCAAGTAGTTGGAAGTGTTATGGGATTACCTGTAATAACTGACGCTAACATTAGAACTGATTTAGGAACTAACGAAGATGCAATTTATATAGTAAAAGCAGATGATATGATTCTTTTTGAAGATGGATTATTCCAACTTAAATTTGAAGAAACAAACGCTGGATCATTAACAACTAAAATGGTTGTTTATGGTTATAGTGCATTTGCTTCTGGCAGATACCCTGCTGGAATTAGCGCAATAACTGGAACAGGACTTATTGCACCTACTTTCTAATAAGTAAGTAATATTGGTTTAGGTGGATCAGGCAACTGATTCACCTTAAACCTTAAAAGGAAAAATTATGGCAAAAGATAAAAATTTAGTAGAAGCTTTAAAAAAAGAGTTAAAGCATTATGAAACCTATGGAAAGGCTGATCGTGCTGAACAAGTTAAAAAAGCAATTAAAGCAGCTGGTGGAAAAGTTGAAACAAAAACTGCAAAACCTAAAGCTGAAAAAAAAGTAGAAAAGAAAAAGTAATTATGCCTAAAGGTTATGGTTACGGAAAAAAAATGAAAGGGTCAAAAACTAAAGGCCGAAAAAAAAGGAAATAATTTTTTATGGCAATTAGTAACGGCTACTGTACTCAGAATGAATTAAAAGGATTTGTTGGAATTCCAACAAGTGATAGTCAAGATGACGATTTATTAGATGACGCAGTTAATGCAGCTAGCAGACAAATAGACGCTTTTTGTGGCCGTCAGTTTTATCAAGACGGATCCGCTAGCGCTAGAAAATTTTTTACAGATGACCTTTATAGGCTTCGAGTTGATGATATTTCAACAACTACTGGTTTAGTTGTTAAGTATGATGATGACGATGATGGCACTTATGAGGTTACTGTTTCGTCAAGTGATTATCAAGTTTTGCCTATTAATGGAGTAGTTGGAGGTATTCAAGGAAATCCATTTTATATTGTTGAACTTATTTCAGACGGCAATCATGAATGGCCTTTAGATTTTTCAAGTAATAGAGCAAGAGCTGAAATAACAGCTAAGTGGGGCTACGCAAGCGTCCCAGAACAAATTAGACAAGCTACTTTGATGTTAGCTTCAGAATTATTTGCAATGCGTAATGCTCCTTTAGGTGTTGCAGGTGTTGGAGATTTTGGAGTTGTAAATATACAACAAAACAGAGAAATAACTCGAATGATCGCGCCATTTCGAAAAGGCACAGTTTTAGGAATTGCGTAATGGCTACAATGGCTCAAATAAGAGACGGGCTTAAAACAACTTTAAGCAACATTAGTGGTTTAAGATGTTATGACGTTATCCCTGATAATGCAATAAATTTTCCAATAGCATTATTTATACCTACAAATATTGAATTTGATTTAGCTATGCAACGCGGAACTGATCTTTATACTTTTGATGTTTTAGTAGCTGTTCAAAGAGCAGAC